AAGAAGGCGTAAGATCCGCAGCCGGTACTGTGTGGGGTGGTGTTAAAGCGGCAGCTTCAAAAGTTGCACAAGGTGATGTTTCAGGTGCAGTCAGCACGTTGAAGACTGCTTCGACCAAAGGCTATACTGAGGTACTAGGTGCTGCCAAGGTATCAGCGGGTCTTGCCCGAGGCAGGTACAATGCTGAAGAGACTGCGTCCATACAGTCGTTGTCTGACAAAGGTGAAAAATTCAGAGGCGGTAAAGGCCTTACGTCAGACACAAAGAACATGATAACTGAGGTTGCCCGCAACAGCGGAGTTGACCCACGTTCAATGTTGACAATGGCTCAGATCGAGTCCGCTGGTAACGCCAACGCTGTGTCTGCAACAGGTGCAGCTGGACTGTATCAGTTCACTGGAGGTACCGCACGCCAGTACGGCATAAAGAATAGGTTCGATCCTAAAGAGAACACTGAAGCCGCAGCACGCTTAATGAAGGACAACGCCGATGCCTTGAAGAAACGGGGCATCGAAGCCACTACTGAGAACTTGTATCTTGCCCATCAACAAGGTGTAGGTGGAGCAGCTGAGATAATCAATGCTGCTTCAGGCAAGGGTCAGCTTAGTGCTAAGACTGCCGAGAACATGCGTCTTAACTTCGGCAACATGACACCGCAGCAGTACCTTGACCTTAACAAGAAGAAAGTTGCTTCTGCTGCAAACGTAGTTGACACAACCACCTACGCTAGTGCGTACAACGAGCGTACACCTTCCACTGCAACACCTTCCACGTTAGGTGTTTCCAAGAGGGACACAACTACTGGTAAAGTTACGGTGGCACTTACACCCGATACTGCTAGGGGTGAGCAAAAAGGTAGTGTGATCTCACCTAAAGCTACTACTGCTACCTCAGAGCCTGCATCTAGTCCTATTGTGTCTACGCGCACTCCAATGGGATCGACAGTCGCTCCGGCTAGAGTTGCAACTGCTTCCGTTGCACCAGTTCAGAAAGTGTCTAAGTCTACTCCCGCAGAGCTAACACCTGTGAAGGTAATTAATCAGACTGAGCCTGCACCAGAGAAACGCGCTGGTGCAACAACTGTCGTTAAATCAAGTCAACCAACTAGCGTACCTGGGTTGGACGAGATACCACCGTTCTTCCCTGATCTTGCTTTAGCTTCAATAATGATGGGACGTGTGTAATGGCTAGTCCACTATTTCTGAACGTTGGGACAGCTTCGCAGCCTACTCCTTCTAGTAAAACCTTGACTGGTGTAGTTCCACACTACCAGGTGAGCCTGGATGTACGAGGAGACGAGACTGTAGGTAGCTCTGGAAAGAAGATATTCCCTATTATCGCCAACTTGCCCGAACGTTTCAACATGGAGTTCTCGTCCCAGTGGGATGCACCCATAGCTAGAACTAGTGCTGGTGACATAGCCTCGGCAGCTACAGGTGGAGCCGTAAGTGCTGCTACTATAAACGCTGGCCTTAGTGGTTCTGGTGTGGGCAAAGCTACCAGAGCACAGTCATTCCAGGTGTGGGAATCGTCTAGTTCGATGAAATTCAATATTGAGCTTGTGTTCAGGGCATTAACAAATTCACAGACTGATGTTCGTGAAAAGCACATAGCACTATTGAAGTTGACTGCACCATCTGAAGGACCGGGAGGGATATTGTTACCTCCTGGACCGAATATCAGAGAGCAAATAATCGACGGCCCTACATCCAGGATAATCACAATGTACTTGGGCCGCTACCTCAAGTTGGAGAACGTTATTATAGACTCTGTGTCCTCTGATATTGCCTGCCTGTTCGACAAAGATGGCATACCGCAGTCAATGACCATAAGCATAGGTGTGTCAAGCTTCTACACAAGTTTCACAACGACCGACATTGACCGAATGTTCACGGTGTAATCATGACCCCAAACTTCAGCTCAAAATTCTACCGTGTCTTTAGCGTTACACCCGACGAGCATGGAATCGACCCTCTGCTCGACAAAATTGTACCGCACTTGAAGACCCTCAGTAAGTACTCAGTTCATCCTGTAACGCAAGATGAACGAGGCGCGCCTGACTTGATCTCACTACGGGAATACGGCACTGACGAACTGTGGTGGATGCTCATGGCCTACAATGGTATTGGCCACTACAAGAACATCGTCGAAGGTGTGATGCTCAAGATTCCGGACTACGCGGCACTAGTTGCAGTGAACAGCCAGAACACTATTCGTCCTGACCGAATCCAACGTGTTATAACCATCTGATATGCTTATCGTAGCAGGACGCATCTTCATTGACATTAAGATAGACCAAAAGTCTATCGACAATGCACCCAACTTGTTCAACACGTTGACCCTAAGTGAGAGTATAGCCTCTCTATTTCCTGCCGCAACTATACTGCTTAACGACTACACAGGCAAGCTTCAAAAAGAGTTAGCCCTTACAGAGGGTAACGAAGTTCTCGTTACAGTTGGTCGTTCACCCAGCGAGCTAAGTACCGTAAGTCGTCAGTACCGTTTGTTCGGTGTTAAGCAGGACATGGCCTCATTCGGTCCAGTCATGCACGTCCATTGCATATATGATGCACCTGACTTCATATCAAAAAATTCTAATGAGCACTACCTAGGTACTAGCTCCAAAGTTCTGCAGTCAGTAGCGGATAAGTGCAAGCTGTACTATTGTGGACCAGAAAAGTACAACGGTCGTTCCATGAACGACAGTCAAAACTGGTGGAACATAAACAGAAGCAGAGCTTCCTTTTCCCAGCAGAACGTAGCCCGTCACGGGTACATGGACAACTATAGCGCCATGTGTGCTGCAGTTACGTCCTTAGGTGAATTGCGTTACCGCAACCTCATGGACGTAATAGAGTCTCCTCTGGAACGAATCGAATACTTGTTTGTTCATGCCGCTCCTCAGGCTGAAGAAGACAAAAAACTGTCTGTCTACCTGGTTGACAAGGCTGAAGCTCACTCTGACGCTGGTCTAATGAACAGTTGGCAGAACTACGGCTCTACAAGAGTGGTTCATTCTCGTCATGGTGATGAATCCTTTGAGGAATCAGTAGACGTAAACACCAGTGGTAAGTACCTTGCGGTAAACGATCAAGTATCAAAGACCATAGGTAAGGCTCGTTTTGACCATAGCCTTCTAGACTGCGGCAATGTTAATGAGAAGTACGAACGAGCCTTCTACCAGAACGTAAAGCAGCTAGCACTGTTTAGCGAACGTGTTAGTGTGCTAGTAAGCTCACCTACTACGGTTCAGTTGCTTGATCCAGTTCTGTACCGTCAGAGTTTCTCAGACCCTAAAGAAACTGCAAGTGTATCAGACATCTACATAGTGGTTGGTAAGACCATACGAGTCAAGCAAGGCATCTATTATGCTGAACGACTTGAACTTGTACGCATGTCTCTTACTGAGAAAGGAGAATCTTCTTTGAAATGCGCCATCACACCCGATAAGGCAGCAGCGTCTGCTATGCCTGAATCCCAGATAGACCCAACTGTTATGACTCAGCCTGGTAAGCCTGGTACTGTTGCTACTCAGCTGGGTAAAGCTACAGACATACAAGCAGCCGCAAAGGATGTTGACACTAAATCGGCCGCTGCAAAAGTAAGTTCGTTGAAAGTAGCGAAGGCTTCAGTCAACATTCTGAGGTCAGCATTAGCCGTTGCGAAACTCGTTAAGGGTGGAATCGAAGGCATAGTAGCTAGCCCAGCTGGAGCAATTCAGACTTTAGGTGGTGCTACAGGGTCTCTTCTGGCTTACAACAAGACAGTGGGTGGATTCGGCAGTGAATACATGCAGTCAGGTGTAGCTGCAATAGAATACGCCGATGCTCAACTAAACAACAAGTCGTTCAATGAGGCCGTTAGGGTTGCGGCACTTACTAAGCCAGGTGGACTAGCCGAGAACCAAGCAGCCATTACTGGTGCAATAGGACTTAACAAGAAGCTGAGCGCAATCTTCAACTCAGGCTCTGAAGTTGTTAATTCCTCAACGTCTATTTATGCACTTCGTAACGAACCAGGTGGTACTCAGGCACTCGATGCGTTCAACGGTAGGGTTGAAGAGCTTAACAAGAACTCTACCGACATAAACAAAGGTCTGGCCGACATGTGGAACGGAAGCGTTAGCCTGTTGACAGGAAAGAGTGTACCAACCATTGCACCCGCGAAGAAAGCCTCCGAGTCTATCTACAGCTTCGTGGATGGGTCTTTGGCCCAGCCTAGCACGTATGAGGCAAAGGTGAAAAGTCCTAGTGACGTGAAGTCTGAGTTCCTTAAGGCCATTACAAAGAAGAGCGAAGACCGGTCGTCACCTTGGGCAGACGAACTTGACATGAACTTTTACAGGGTATCCGCAAAGGCCAATCCTACTGACGTAGAAGAAACGGCTGTTGCCTTGGAAAAGGACATTTCCAACTACCAAGCACAGCAAGCACTAAACTATATTTGATATGTCTACACTATTCGGTGACCAAAACCCTGGACTGTCAGCTTCTCAGCTGTACCAAGCTGTAGTTGTGGATAACAACGACCCTGAGAAGTTAGGCAAGATACGTGCGCGGGTATCGCAGATCTTTGACGGCATTGACGACGACAACCTACCATGGGCAATACCAACCTTCGGTCATGTGGATGGAGCAACCGCCGAATCAGGTATATTGTGCATACCTAAGGTCGGCAGCAAAGTGTTGCTTCATTTTCAAAACGGCTCTCCTTTCCATCCTATATACCAAGGCTACACTGTAGACACAAAGACAAAGCTCGAAGAGGCTGATACAAACTACCCTAACAGAGCTGTGGTACGTTTCAAGAACGGACTCGTAGTTGTTATCGACACCTCCACGAACGAAATTTTCCTTCGCAACACTGGGGACCTTCATGCACTCATTGAAGGTAATCTAGACCTTACCGTAATGGGGGATTTCACTACCCGTGTTGCTGGTAGCATGGAGCAGATAGTTAACCAGAACAGAGTGAGTAGAACGGGGCAAGCATCAATAGACATAGTTACGGGTGATCGTCAAGAGTTGACTGGTGGATCTGAACAGAGCTTCATTAGAGGCACCTCAGGGTACTACGTTAGTGGGAATTACACCATGGTTGCCTCGAACATCTACGAGAATCCCAATTCCGGAGCGCCTGCAGCACCCACAGAACCAACGCAAGAAGCTCCTTATGTGTGGCCAGGAATTAACCGTGGTGGGCTTCCTAATAACTTGTGGGACATACTGCAATTCTGGTAACCAGGCACGAACGTAATTTTAGGCATGTAATTTGAGGAGTTTATTGTGCCAGCAGCAGTTCGTTTAGGTGATGTGTGCACCGGTCATGGCTGTTTCCCTTCTCGTCCTAATGACGAGGGCAGCCCTAACGTCTTTGTAAATGACTTGCCGTCCCATCGTCTTACTGACCACTGGGTTACTCACTGCTGCCCTCCTCCGTCTCCGTGCCACGATAGCGTAGCTGCTGAAGGCTCACCCAATGTGTTCGTTAACGACTTGCCGAAGTGCCGAATAGGTGATGCTGTTGCCTGTGGTTCTACTATGGCGACTGGGTCAAACAACGTCTTTGTAAATGACTAACTCATGAGCTACACTGAACCGATCCTGTTTTCAGACGTCAATCCAGACATAGGGCAAAACAGCCCTTATGAATTGGTGAAGAATGAATCTGCAATCCAGAAATCCATACTGACCATACTAGGCACTAGAAAAAACACAAGGCCTTTTCGCCGTCACTTCGGTTCCTACCTGCAGGATCTGCTCTTCGACCCTATGGATGACTTCACAGGTGAACGGATAAAGACTGAGATCATACGGTCGATAGAAGAGTGGGAGCCACGGGTGACGGTTAAAAGTTCCAAGGTCGTACCAGACTTCGACAAGCAGCTTTACTACGTAGAGATAAGCTTCATAATACCAAAGTTGAACAACAAGTCAGTGTCTCTGGCGTTCAATTTGTCTACTTCAAAATAGGGTCCTCAATGTCTTCACCTCTTACGTTATCACTAGCGAAGCCGGATTTTGAATCTCTAGTCCTGCAGCTTCAGCTGTACCTGGCTGCAAAAGGAACTTGGTCAGACCTGTTGACGTCTTCAACAGGTGAAACCCTTATCGAAATGATGGGGGCCGTAGGTGCCTTCAATCAATTTGCGATTGAATCAGCGGCTCGTGAAGACTTCCTAGAGACTGCAGTACGGGACAGTTCTATTTACGCCATTGCAGACATGCTGGGTGTACGCATTACTCGAAAGTCTCCTGCAAGTACCGGAGTCATACTTACCCGTGAGTCAAACGTAGGCATACTTACCATGCCCAGGTTCAGTGTGTTCACAGTAGATGGTGAGCTGTTCTTTAACCGTGAAAGCATTACGTTCAACAGTGGTGCTACTGAGTCTAATCCTTCAGTCTTGTACGAAGGCACTATGCGGACGCAGTCAATAAGTGCTAGCGCCTCTACCTTTAACAAGATCTATTTGAATGAGCTGGGCTTCGGTGTCTCCGATGCTGACGTAGATGTTTACTTAGTAAACACCTCAACTGGAGAACGTGAGCTTTGGAATCAGACCACCGATGGTATCTGGATAGCCGGACCATTTGACAAAGTTTACTACGATAGCACTACTGGTGACGGCGACACAGCCTTAGCCTTTGGTGACGGCAATCACGGTAAGCTTCCGACTATTGGTTACACCTTGGAAATTGACTATGCGGTAACCAAAGGAAGCGAAGGTAACAATGGTCAGGCGGGACTAAAGATCGAATATCCAACGGATCCAACCATCAAAGGCTTCACTACAAGCACTGTAGCTGGTGGTGCAGATCAGAAATCTGCCTCGTACTACTCAGCTCTCGCACCGTACATCTACCGGGCACGTAAGCGTGCGGTGAATCCATCTGACTACAAAGCCATCGCCACTGATTACCCCAGCGTTGCTTCTGTTACGATCAAGTCTCAACGAGATATTGCACCAGGTGATCTACGCTGGATGAACGTAGTGCGCATCTGTGTGTTGCCTAAAGAGACGGACGTCTACACCACAGTTGAATGGGACGACTTCCTTTCGTGGTTCAGTGACAAGAAGCATGCGGCCGTACACATCCAAACGTATAACCCCACAAAGGTGGTGGTAAACATTCATGTGACACTAGCTCTGTCCCCCAGTGCCGTCTCAGCAGATATAATTCCAACTGTAACTTCTGCAATAACAGCGCTATTTGAGAAGTCTACAACCACTTTAGGCAGGCGTTTAGCTATATCAGACATAACTCAAGTCTGTAAAATAGCAGGTGTTGATTACGTTGACATGGTCACACCTCTAGCAGACCAGGTTGCTACTGATGACTACACGTACTTCAGCCTGGGTACGCTGCAAGTTAGTACCAATTACACTGAAAGGAATTCTATCTGATGGCCGGAGACAATATTCCTTCTCCCGTTGTAAGCTCAAATGAACTGTTGGTAGAAATACTTGGTAACAACCAATTATGGTCTGACCTAGCTGAGGCTTTCAACGAGGTAATGAGTCTCAACGTTGACCAGCTGATCTTCGAGTTGGAACGTATAAGATTCATTCGTCAGGATTCAGATCAAGAGTTGCTGAAGTCAACGGCCCGCATGTTGGGTTTCAATGCGACGCAGGACGTACTCAACCTAAATTCGGATAGCCTGACACGACTGGTATCTCAGCTTCCACTGTATCCGGATCAGAATAGTACAGAATACTTCGTGAACTTCATTGACGTGCTGCTAAACTCCTCCGTCAAGGTAGGCTATCTGTACACTAAGGACTACGTCAATTTCACAACTACGCTGGGTGGGACCCTTATTACAGACGGCGGCGAGTGGTTTAAGACTACGCACATAGAGCTCACCATAGCTCTGTTGAACTTGTCCTCCTTGCTGCTGAACCCAGGTGAGACGTTGCTGCAAAGGGCAATCGAACTATTTTACGCGTACTCTCCGATACCACTTGTAATCGAGAAACTCAGATTTGCCGTTGTCATAGATGATTGGCCTGGTGGTTCTGCCTTCGGTATGGCCGCGAAGATCATCGGTGGACGTACACACACTATTTTGGAATAACAAAGGTGCTAACATGGCTATAGTAGTAACTGACCAAGGCTTATCTGCGATACGAAATGCGGACGTGGGCGGGTTTCTAATAAACCTGAACAAGTTCAAAGTCACTCCGGAGGAAAACTTTACACCTGAGGTTGCTGACGACTCCTTAGTTGGCGCAGTTTTGTATGAAGGTGACGTCAACGAGATAGAAGCACTCGGCTCAAACAGCGTGAAACTTACGCTTAGTTTGCCTAAGAGCTTCCCTCTAACGGGCTCAGTGTTCATCGGCGAGCTTGGTCTGTACCTAGAAAGCGG